TTTGAACTCATGCGCGATGTCTTCGAGATGGTGAGACACCCAGTTCTTGCCTATTTCCGTAGTAAACTCCGCCACTTCCTCCAAATGACACCCCACCTGTACCGACAAGTTTTCTTTTGTGGGTTTTGGGGCTGCATACTTAAACCAATAAACAATCGACTCAAGCGTGTTCATGCCCACAGCTCCCCTTGTTCGTAGTACCCCGCCATACGGTCCGCCTCGTATTCCAGAAGATCGAGCGCGTCCTGTTCAATCGCTTCGATCTCCGCGTCCGTCAAGTCACAAACCATCTCCCCGTCTATGAACACCTCGAAGTCGAGGAAGCCGTTCTCCTCTGGATACCACGTGTCCGGGTTGCCCGAGGACTGCCCAGGACGATCCGGGCAGTAGGCAGTGACGACAACGGTGGCGGGCTCTCCGCGCAGTGTGATGTCAAACTCCATGACGCACCTCCTCACGCTTCCACAGGCTCTCGGCAGAGCGCCGTGCGTGCACGGCAAACCCGGCGCAAATGGTTTTCCCAATCTCCAGGAGCCCCGCCTTCTTGTCCATGTTGAGTTCAGGGTCGTACAGGTCCGCGACCATGTGGATGAGGTCCACCGGAGCCTGGTCGAGAATCTCGTAGCGACCCTCGCGTTCGGTCCAGTCGGAGATGATGTAGGCCTGCTCCTGACGATGGAGCTTGTCCCATGAGCCGCGGCCCTCGGCCAGTGCGCCGCGCGCAACAGTTTCCCAGTTCATGCGTTTTCCTTTCTGTCTTTCTTTGCGTAAACCATATCGAGCATTTCCTCGACATGGTCTCGTTTGCGCCAAGGGCTGAGGCCCTTGAACCATCGAACGTTTGCTTCAGAGGGAAGAAATCCCCAGGCCTCCACGAACAGTGATGGGTAGTGTCTGTCTTCCACGTGCAGTCTCCTGTATCACGCCGGGATGGCGTGGAGCGAATTGTGCGACCGGTCGCAGGCCTCTGTCAACACAAAAAACGCCCCCTTACGGGGGCGAGGGCCGGGCTACCCGGCAGGGGGACACTCAGTCAGAGTTTTGATAAGTCGGGACAGGTACCACTGCGCTTTGCGGAGGTCCTCGACACCATTCTTGTCCTTCCACCGCCAGACGTACTTCACGACGTTGGCGGTGCACACCGCCTCGAATCCATCCAGCCGCTCGACCACGGCTTGGATAGCGTCGATGCATTCGATGCCGCTCGAACTCTGGTAGTGGCTGGGGCGGTTTACGGAATCATGAGGAGGCTTGTGATCGCCGAGCGCCTCCCATGGGCTCCCCTGATGCTTTACCACGGTCACTCCTCCTCCTTTGATTTCAACAAATACAGGATAGCATTTCGCAGGGACTTGATGTCATCCTTGAAGTGTCCGAGGCCCAGGTTGCAGGCCGAGCAGAGCAGGCCTCGAAAGCGGTTTGTGGAGTGGCAGTGGTCCGCGCTCAGATGGCCCTCGGGCCGCGTTCCGCAAATCTGGCAGCGTCTGCCGAGCGCTTCCTGAAGCTCGAAGAATGCATCAAGGGACATGCCAAACTTCCGCAGACGAGTTTCTCTGCGCTTCTCCACGGACACAGAGGGGCGCGGATACTTTTGTCGGTAGAGGTTTTGGCAAATCTTACAGACAGCCTGGTGACGCTCTTTTCGTCGGTAGAATTGGTCGAGGGGCTTGACTTCGCAGCAGGATGAACAGCGCTTTTTATTTGGACGTTCCGTGGAGTTTGTCATAGGAGCGGAGGCCTCCGAGGCCCAGGAGCCCCAGCAAAATTACGATGAGGTCCCCCAGGTCGACTGCTGGAATAGGCGTTTCATTGCCCGCCAGCAGGAGCGCCCATCCCGCCAACGGACGCCCGATGTAGTGCCAGGCCAGCGCACATCCACACACCCAGCCGACGAAAGGTCGCCAACGCGAGGTGAAGGGATCTGAGCTTGCCGCTTCGACTTTGTTGACATCGGCCTGCATCTGCATGGCCTGGATGTCTGTATCAAGTTGTTTGAACTCTCCGGCCTGCTTCATCTTCTCCAGCTCGAGAAGCGCAGCGGCTTTCTGTGCAGGGTCTGGCCATGCACGGTCGATGATTTTTCCGACTACTCCAGCGATTGCGTCTGCGATCATGCGATTTTACAACATGTAATTTCGGGAATATCTTCAGGTGAAAACTTATTCGTTTTTTTAAGATTAACCTGAGCCGGTATCACTCTTATGTTTTTTTCCAAATGCAGACCACATACCTGTGCTCCGTTTAGGGGAACAATATGGTCCACATGCCATTTAATTCCTGTTATTTTTGTCCTGAGCAATGCTAGTTCATATGCTTCTCGGATGAAAAAACTGTTTGCCCATGGAGGGGTTGCTTGCCTAAATCTTTTTCTCCGTGCATTCGTTTCAGCTAGTTTTTTCTCTGGATACTTTTCACGGTGTCTCTTTAACGCTTCTCTATACAAATACCTTTTTTGTTCTCTCCGCGCAGCGTCATAGTTTCTTTTTTTGTCCTTATCCGCATAGTATCGCTTAGAGGCCCCTGAAATAATGTGTGTACGTCTACACCCACTGCATCTCTGAGCGTCAGAACGGCGTGCTTTTATCTCGTTTCCGCAATCAACGCACACAGGTTTTTTTGAGCACGATGGGCACTTTGTTTCGTTGTTTACTTTTTCAAACAAGGCGGAACAAGCACGACAGACTCGCATTATGAACGACCCCCGTGTGTTATTGAAAAATGAACCGCATCTTTTCTCTTAAATCGTCCCCCCCAACGACAGTCACTGCCCAAGGACTCCCAGAAAATCCCGAGAGGCTCGTATGCGGAAGGGTCGGTCTGATACACGCCGTCGATGAACAAGTTGATGTCAATTGCCAGTCGTTCGCAGTGGAGGGAATTGACAATACCTTTGCCTGCGTCGGCGTTCTGCTTTGCCTGTTCCGGGGACCGATATGCGTCTCCAAAGGAAAGCTCAAAGCCCTGCTTGTATGCCCATTCGATCAATAGACCTACGAGTCGAGTGAAACGTCGTTGCTTCTGTCCGAGGGTCTCGATCACTTACGCTTCTTCGCTGTCTTTTTGGACTGACGGAACGCCTTGTCCGTTGGGGAGCCTTTGCTCCCTGGGGCACGCATTTTTTCACCGGAGCCCGCGGCGATGCGGGCTCGTTTGGCGTGGATGTTGGCGTACAGACCTTTGCTCACTCGCGTGACTCCAGAAGGCCTTTCTCCCTGGCGAATGCGATGACATCTTCCGGACTTTGAAAGTCCGGAAGGTCTGCGCCACGTTCACGAAGGGATCGAAGCAACGAGATGTACTCGTTCATTGTAACGCTGTCGTCCGACTGACCACGGCCCATGGGCCGTGGGTCTCGCTGCTCTGGCATTACTTCTTCCCTCGTGTCGGCTTGGCCATGCGGCCACGCACTGCAGGTTTAGTCGTGCGTCCCCGCCCTGCGGGCTTGGCCATGCGACCTTGCGCTGCGGCCTTTTTCTTGGCCTCGCCGCCTTTCCTGAAGCGCGCAGGCGCTTGATTGGATGCGTTGGAGATGCCCGGAAACATTTGCTCGTCTGCTGCGGTCAATGTCCCCCGCTGCTGTGGCTGCTGCTGCTGCCTCATCTCCGGGGGTGTCCCCGGAAAATAGCTCACTTGCCGATCTGGGTTCATTCCCTGCGCCGCGCTCATTCCCTGCATTCCCTGCCGCTGCCCGCCGTACAGGTCGGAGATCTGGGAAGGAACTCCCCGCCCTTGCTGCATCCCCTGCATCATGGGGGGCCGCTGCCCGCCGTACAGGTCGGAGATCTGGGAAGGAACTCCCTGCCCTTGCTGCATACCCTGCGCCGCGCCCAATCCCTGCATCCCCTGTCGCTGCCCGCCGTACAGGTCGGAGATCTGGGAAGGAACTCCCCGCCCTTGCTGCATACCCTGCATCTGCTGCCTCATTTCCGGGGGGGTCCCCGGAAAAAAGCTCACTTGCCGATCTGGGTTCATTCCCTGCGCCGCGCTCATTCTCTGCATCCCCTGCGCCATGGGAGGCATTTGCCCTTGCTGTGGCATCCCCTGTCGCTGCTGCATCATCTGAGCGTACTGCTGCATTGCTGGGTCCATTCCCTGCGGCATCCCCTGTCGCGGCGGAGGAGTAATCACCGGTTGATTCATTGGCACCGGGCGAGGCCGCGAGTTCGGGGGAGACATCATCCCACCGCCCATGCCGGGGCGGGGAGGCATCAGCCCACCGCCCATGCTACCGGCATTGTTGGGAATCAGCCCACCGCCCATTCCCGGACGCGAGGCCATGCCCGGACGCGAGGCCATGCCCGGACGTGCTGCAGGGGTAGCCATGCTGGCGTTTCGCCGCTGGGCCTCCGCCCTATTCATGCCCGCGCTCTGGCCGTAGGCTTGCCTCATTTGTGGGGCAGTCATTCCCGGCGTTATCGTGGGCCGCTGCATTCCAACGGTCGGCGTGGGATTGGCACGAGGGCTGCCCATTGCGGGGCCGCCAACCTGGTACTTCTTCACCGTCTTCCCGGCAACGGTCATCGGCTTCTTAGCCGCTACGGTCTTCTTCTTAGCCGCTACGGTCTTCTTCTTAGCGGGCGCGGCCTTGGTGGTGCGCTTCGCCATCATCGGCTTCTTGATCATGTCTGATTTCCTTTCATCGTTTGGTACGCCGAGGACGCGACATGCGGCCCACTGGCTTTTTCTTCTTCACAAGACCGCCACCCCGAAGGCCCTGAAGCATTTTATTTCGCTCTTCAATGGCATTCATGGCACCGCCCAACATCCCGCCCTGTGAGGGAGCAGGAGCTTGAGCGGGGGCTGGAGGAGGCGGAGGGGGAGCTGTTCGAGTCCGTGGAGCAGGAACCGCGGTCCTCGCTTTGGGGCGAGTGGTTAGCGGCCTTTTCCTGCGTTCTCCGGCAGCCTGGGCGTTCGGGGAACGAGAGGGGGGCTTTCTTGTCGTGCTTGTTGGAACAGGAAGCCCGAGCGCACGCCGGAAGCTGTCCTGTTCCTCCTTGGAGATGCCAGGGCTCTTGCTGAAGTAGGACTGCAGGAGTTTTTCCTTGTCCTCGTTGCTTTTTCCGCCCGGAGGGGCAGAAGTAGCTGGACCGCCATCAGCGTACCGGCGAGGCCGACGCATTTTCCTCATTGACTGAGCCCTCAGGATATGCCATCAAGGCCTAATCGTACTCTCCATGCGCGCCGCGGGCAATTCCGTCGCTCAAGTTCGGCGGCCCACTCCATGGCCCGCCGGAACGCTTTCTCATTAGGAAAAAATCCCCTGAATTCCGCTACCCTGAAAGGCACCTGCGGAACCTGGGCCCCTTGGTAAAAGAACCGTGTCGGATGTTCAGCTTCCATGGTCCTTGGTCCTCGGTTTTTCATCCCTTAACTGTTTCTCGAGATCCAGGCGAAGCAGCAGACTTTCGATCTCATCCGCAATCTCCTCGCGGTCAGCCCGTGTCAGCCGCTCCTTTGAGCCTCGAAGGAGGCTTATAAGATATCTAGCCATAAGCAGCAGTAGAGCGTGAAAGAGCCGACGACAATGATGAACCACTCGGCGAACTGGTCTCCAGTCATAAATCCCCCAGTATTTCGTCTTCAAGATTGATGATCTCCGCTTCACTCAGCGCGTAAAGGATATTCGCGCGCCTGGTCCGATGGGTGCATTCCTCCGAAGCACGGGCAAAAACGCCCGTGATTTCGACCTGCGGGGGCAGGTCAAACTCCTCGTCGGCAGGCATCTCTTGGTACTCCACCTCGACCTCAAAGGGCAGGATAGTTTTATGCACGCGAGGCATGAGCGCCCACCTGCTTAAGTCGCTCCGCTTGCTGCTGTTCCCAGAGCGTCTTCTGGAATTCCTTTTCCACAAGCTTCATGCAGACCATTCCGACGGAGCATTTCCATGCCTCCGCAAGTTCCCGCATCATCGCGTAGTGCGTGCTACGAACGGTGATAGTGGTCCATGGTTCGCGACGCCTGGCTGGCGATACGTGTACCACGGGGTCCCCAGGCTGGCGAGGCTTGCGTCTCCGACCGTAGGTCTTACCGAACTT